CTGAAGGCGAAATGAAACTGATTCTATACGTATGCGCAGGACTTTCTTTCGTCAGCGCCATTGTAGGCGCCGTTACTTCTTACAAACTAGGCAACAGGCAGGCGATGTGGTGGGCCATTGCAACCGCTATTTGGGTGCTGAACTCACTCTAGTTGTCAAGGTGTAGGAGAGCTTGCTGGTTGAGCAGCATCAGAGGTCTTGCGCGAGTGAACGTCGTGAAGGTGACACCATGAATCTTGAAGCCGTACCTGTTGACTTCCTTCCTGACAGCCGTGAGTATCTCATTCTCCGGTGGGCTGGAGACAAGGTTTGCGTACTCTCGTTCGGCGGTGAGTCGTCGGATAGCGCCCATCGTCACATCGGCGAGAACGTCGTGCTGATCCCAAATTTCCGTGGCGTACGACTTCGCGGAAGTGATCTCGTACTTTACGATGGCGGCGACGGTTACTTGGACATCATCCTTTGTGGTGAGGGATTGAGCGGGGAGACGTACTGTTGTAATGCACGCGGTGAACTCTATCGGTTCGTCTATGACGGGGATCTTCCAGTGCAAGCCCGGCTCCAACTCACGCTGGAACTTACCCAAGCGTAGCACGACCCCGCGCTCGAACGCGCGCACGATAAAAAACGGGCGCAGTAGATGCCACCCGTTTATCAGCGCGTCCAGTAGACGCTCGAACATACTAGCTCTTCGCGATCTCGGAGATCGTCGCGTCCTTGACCTGGCCGCTCGCGGTCGTGCCGAAGAAGTAGGCAAGGGCGGTGCGGCACTCGGCCACGAGATAGCCGATCAGCGTGCCCGAGAGGGCCGAGTCGATCTTCGTGTAGCCGAGCAGCGTGCCAGCGATGGCGACGCCAGTCCCGGCGATGAGGATGTAGGCGAGGATGGAAGGCGTCCTGTCCTTGACGGCCATCTCGCGTGCTCGAGCGCTGGCGCGGTCCTGTGTCGACAGTGTCTCCAGGTCCACCACGTTCTTGTAGCCCAGTTCCGCCATCTTCTCCGCGTGCGCGCTCTCGGCCTGCTTGATCTGCTCGGCCTTGAGAATTCCCTGCGCGAAGAGATCCCCGAGCTTCCCGAGCGCGCCCGTACCCGGTGCCGCGGTTTCCGCCTGCTGGACTTCCTGTGCCTTGTCGCCCGGGAGCACGGAGCAGATGGCCGACACAGCGAGACCGGCGAGGGGCGTGCCGAACGTGCCCGCGAGAATCGGGGCAACGCGCTTGATGACAGCGAGGAAATCCATCTACTCTCCCTTGATGACTGCGATGATCCGCGTTGCACGCGGTCCTACTTGCTTTGCCCACTTCGACATGGCGAAGTTCGCCGCGGCCTTCTCGTACTCGCCGCGCTCGAGCAGCGCCAGTGTGTTCTTGAATCCGAGTAGTCCGTTGATCCCGAGATTGAAGCACATGTTGCACAGCGCCCGCTGCCGGGGCTCGTCCAGTCGTTCGTACCAAGGCAGAGCCTGGCACAGCGCAGCGACGTGCTCCATGATGTCCTGTTCGAGCAGCCGCTTCGCATCCGTCTCGGTGATCGCGTCATCGACGAGCATGCCCGCGGGCAGCGGGTGCGCCTGCATGTTGTGCCCGACGCCGATCGTCTCGATCCCTACCGAATCCCTGTAGGGTTTTAGCTTCAGCCCCTCGTCGCGGATCAGATCGCGCTCCAACTGCTCGTAGTTCACTTCTTCCCTCGCCGGAAGTAGTCGCGCAGTCCTTTGCCGAAGCCGGTCATGGACCCGCCGATCTCAGCCATCGACGCCTTCGATGTCTTGGCCTCGCCCGTGCCCACCGACTTGACGAGGGCTTGTGCCGCCGAGCTACCGCTTTGCGCCAGCATCTTCGCGCCGCTGTAGGCGGATGCGCCGAGGGTGACAGCCGCCCCGGCAATCGGGTTGCGCGCTGTCACCTCGCGGGTGAACTGCTCGTGCTCGAGGGGCGCCAAGTTGTCCTGGGCGTCCTGGTTGTTCGGATCGGCGACCCGCTGCCGATACGCCGAGTACACCGCGTTGTCGGTGTCATCCGCGTAGACCGCGAGATCGGTGGCCGCTTGCCCCACGCTAGACCTTCTTGCCTTGCGGTGCCTTGCTGAGTGGCGCGCAGTCGGCCGCGTAGTGCGTGATCTTCACGGGGTTCTCCGCGCTCGCGTTGTAGTCGGCGATCAGCGCCGGCAGCTTGGCAACCTGCGCCTGGCAGGCTTCCATCGACGGAGTCATGCCGCCCTCGATGTGCGACTCGCCCCCGAGAAAGAAGAACACCACGAAAAACGCTATGCCGACGTTCATGCCCGTACTCCCTTGATTGCTGCCCATGTCACTGTTGCCGCCGTGACAACCGCGGTGAACCATTTGGCGATCTTACCGACTATCCTGAATGACGCCAGGATGTCGCGCACTTGCACCGTGACCTGTGTGTTCTCGGCCATCTGCGCCTTCAGTGTCGCCACGTCGGTGACGAGGGTGGCGATACGTTGATCTTCGTGTCTGCGTTCCATTGCTACTTTCCGATCACCACGTAATGAATTTTGTAGGTCTGCCCCGCCGTCAGAGCAGTAGCGGCCGGTCCGTTCATCCAACGTATGAGACAACTAGCCGCCGCTGGCTGAGTTTGCATTACCGGACCATCTACCCATGATGTACTCCCTACAGACCCTATGGCTATCACTACCGGTGCGTTCGCATAGACAGCATTGAAAGTGAGAGTGAGGTTCCCTGTGCCCGCGGTTCCGGCTCCTGCCGGAGATAACGTGATGCTTCCTGCGAGATCGCTAGAGCCTGCATCCACGGCAACCGTTCCACTAGCTCCAAGTCCCGTGAAGCCTGCCGGTATTGTAGGGATAGTTGGAATAGCGTCCGCAATGATCCTTTGTAAGCCGGATACGCCAGCGGCACTGCCTATAACGTATCCCGTCCTCACGAGATTCTTGACGAGCGCGAGTCCCGTAATTGTACCACCAGTCTGAGTGAAGAAGTTGTGTAAGTTCAGATAGTCGACCGTGGCGTCAACGTCGAGATTCGTTTTCGTGGTCGACGTTAGCAGCACGTCGGAGATCGTGACGTAGTTGCAATTTCGCAATTTGATCCCGCCGAGAGCCGGGTCGGTGAGGCTATTTTTGATCGACAGACCTTGGATGATTCCGCCGCCGCTGTTCGAGAAGTCGTAAGCGAACTGCGCCGCGCCCGCGGTCTGCTCGTTGCGGCAATTCTCGATCTCGAACACCTGGGAGGCAGTTGCGGCACTCAGGTTGCACTTGATGGCGCCAGCGCCACGCACGAACGCCACTCGTTTGCACGCAAAGCTCGTGATCGCTCCGCTGCCAGTGAAATCTATGCACGCGTTGGTCAGTGCAGCCGTGACAACGAGTACACTAGATTCCACGCTTGAGTGGTCTAGCATGTACGTTGCAAAGTTCGGATTCGCCTCTACGACAATCGGCTTATCAGTGTAGAGTTGGCAGTCGCGGATACGAATTTCCTCGCGTCCGCGCAGTCGTATTCCGACGCTAGTACCGCCCTTCCAAGCGTTGTCTATCGCCACTATCCCACGAACGTGAAACAAAGACACATCGGAAGCCCGGATCATGTCCTTCGCTGTCGTCGTGTCGGTCGAGGTAAATTCCATGTCCTCGATCCCGCAGTACGAAAGGATAGCGGCTCCGGCCGTGAAGCTGAAGACCGCTCCAGCAATACTAGGAAGAAAAGAAATCGTGGTTGCGCGCGCACGAGCACCTTTCAACACCGTACTGCTGTTGGCGATCGTTATTGTGGAGGTGACTTTGTATGTTCCTGCGGGAAAATATACGGTTCCACCGCTTGAAAGAGAAGTTATGGCAGCTTGGATAGCTGCCGTATCGTTCGTAGCTCCATCGCCTACTGCCCCAAAATCCTTTACTGAAACGGTGTCGCGCAATTTGCTTTGAATTGTGCGCAGAACCGCCCCAACTCCGGCCTGAATGAAGCCGATGAGAGACGAACCGATAGACGACGCAAGATCGACTATGGATGTGCCTATTTCTACGATGAAGGTCGTCAACAGCCCGGTGGCGTCGAAGCCAAGCAAACGCCCGGAGCGCGTCGTGACATCGGGCACTTCAGTCGTCGTGCCGGACACGTCCCCTGCCGGGAACGTGATGGCGCGATCCAGCGTTTCCTGCAACTGCTGCTCGACCATCGTCAACTGATCGAGGGCGCGCTCGGCCACCTCGGCATCCGAGTTGTCGTTGTTCACGAAGTCGACGCCCTGCGTGATCGGGAGGACGCGCAGGATGACAAGCGTCGTGCCGGAGAGCAGCGCACCGTGCGGAGCAGAGCCGCCGGCCAGGCTGACCGTGCCGGCCGCGCCGTCGCCGCCTGAGACGGTATAGCTGGTGCTCTCGACGAGCAGCGTGGCGACGCCGGTCGCGTTGTCGGTGACGCGCACCTCAAGGTTGGAAGTGTCGAAGAAGACGAAGGTCGTGTCGAAGGACGTGGAGACATTATCCCCCGTGTAGGTCTTCCGATTCAGTGTGGTTTCGACGGTCATTACTGGTTCACCTGTTGCAGAATCTTGCCTACTATCTCTTCCCTCAGTTTAACACGCGCCGCATCCGTAGGCGGAAGAGCGGCGTACTGCCCCTGCTTGCGAGTTCCTTCCAGAACCTTCTGATAGATCGCGGCTTTCGCGAAGTCGGGGATCTGCTTCCAGTCCTCGGAGTTCACAATGGGAGCAAGTATGCTCATGGCGTTCTTGCCCGTCACCTCGCGCATCACGTCGCGCTGCTCGGCCGAGAGCGGTATCTGGCGATCCTTTGCCTTGAACGGCCCGCGCTCGAGTAGGAACTTCGGCGCGTCCGCGATCGCCAAGTGCAGGCGCACGGCCTCGGTCTTCACCTTGTCCTCGGATGCCTGCGACACCTGGACCGGCATCACGTCGAACCACTTGTTATTCTCGCTCGGCTCGCCCCACACGTCGCGCTTGGGCATCAGCTTCTCGCGCAGGAATGGAAGCTGGCTCTGCACGGCTTCCATCACGCCATCCACCTCGCGCTTGTACGGGTCGGCCGCTGTCACGCTCTGCCCGACGATCTTCGGCACGAGCGAGGATGCGTATTGCTCGAGGAAGTTCGTGCCGTAGCGCTCCGGGTCGACGATCGACTGCATGGCGTTCGACAGACCCGAGAGGTAGGTCGTGCTGATCGTGGCGTTGCCGAACATGAGGACCGCCATGGATACCAACTTCGCCTTCTCGCCCTCGTCCTTCAGCGCCTGCCACATATCGTGCGAGTCCGCGGCGAGCCCGAGTACCTTCGCCAGGGGCTCGATGCGCTGATAGCTGTAATACTTGTCGCCGATCTTGATGCTGTACGGCTGCCAGCCCGCGCCGGTCTTCGCGCGGTTCTCGTCCTTGTTGAAGAGGCCGCCTCCAGTGAGCAACCCCTGCTCGGCCATCGAATACGCCGTGATCGTGAGGGCGGCTCCGGTGGCAACGCGCGCCAACGCCCTGGCCTCGCGTTCCCCGCCGGCAGCAAAGTCCTCGCGCCACCGCCCCGAGAGGACGTTCAAGCCCGGGACATGCTGCACGGCCCACGACAGCAGGTTGGCCGGCGTGCGGAAAAAGGGAATGATGTAGGACGCGAACTCGTACGGCGTGCCGGTGATCGCGCGCTGCAACTTCTCCATGTGCGGCCCCAAGCGCTGCGCGAAGACGGCCTCGGCGCCCGCGTCCTGCACGCGCTTGGTGGCTGCTAGGGCTTCATCCCCCTCGAGGCCGAGTGCCGGGTCGTTCACCCATTTCATGATCTGCGTCTGGCCCTCGGTCGTCGCCGGGTTCCAGCCTTCCTTGGCTGCCCGATCGGTCGCCATGATGTACGCCTCGGCGCGCTCCGCGGGCGTGCGGAAGAGCACGTCGCCGATCTGGAGTAGTTTGAACGGCGTCTGCACGATCTTGCCGAAGGTGCCCGTGTTCGCGTTCTTGTACACGTCGGCCTTCTCGAGGTGTTCGCCCTCCTGCTTCCACACCTCGGCCGCGACCTTGATGGCGTCCAGCGCCCCGAGTTGCCAACCTATTACAGGTGCGAATGCCCGGGCCTTGAACTGCGCCATCGTCAGCGGGTCGCCGGTCAATGCCCTGCGCGCTGCGGTGAAGCTGGCGGCAAGAATGCTTTCGGGCACTTCGACCGTCCACTTCATGACGTTGCCGGCCAAGTTCGCCAGGTGCGTCTGCGGGCCGGTGAGGATGGCGGACTTCCACGCCTCGAGCACCTTCTGCGCTGTCGTGGCTTCGTTGTACTTGCCGATGAAGTCAGCGAACTGCGCGGAGTCCATGCCTTTCGCGCGCGCTGCCACGTCTTGCAGCGAGCCCTTGCGCTCGGCGAGTTTGATGAGGGTTTCGGCGTCACCGATGAGGCTGTTGTCACGTCTGATAGCCTGGAACATCTGCTGCGTGCGACCTGATTCTGCCCGCGCTCCACGGAATTCAGCGTACAACATCGACAGGCGTTCGTTGCTTGCCAGTGATTGCAACTTCATCATCGGCGTCAACTCGGCCTCGGGAATGCCTTGCAGCGCCGCCATGTCGGTGTAGGCTTTCTGGATGACCGACTTGAGGACGTGCGCGCGAGCGTAGATTTGCGCCGCGTTCTCGGCCGTGCCTATGACGTGCTCGATCGCGTCGCCGTTGGCGATCTGCGAGAGGGCGGCTGCGGCGGTGGCCTTGTTCGTCACGACGCCACGAGTCTGCTTCTCGATCTCCGGCTCGTACAGTTGCTCAACCGCCCGGATCACCCCTTTCAGCGTGTCCTGGTCGGTGATGTACTCGGCCTTCACCGGGTCCGCGATGGGCGGCTCGCCGAGCACGGCGGGCTTCTCGCCGGCTATCATGGCCCGAAGGGCCTCCGGGCGCGGGTCGGCGTCCACGGCCGCCCGGATGCGCTCGTCGAGGGCGAGCGCCTTGTACGCCTCGGGCACCTCGCCGGTTTTAAGGGCCTCTTCCACCGCCGGGTCGGCCTGCGCATCGGTCAACTGCTCAGCCGGGGTCTTGCCCGTAGCCGCGTAGTTGCCGCGCATGCCCTTGGCGATCATGGCGGCTCCCTTGAGGCCCCCGAGCAGGATCGCGTTGTCCATGAAGTCCTGCGCGGTCGGGAGCTTGCCGTTCAGCGCCGCGGAGGTGGTCGTCAGCGCCGAAAGCTCGGTGCCCAGGACCGCGGCGTCCGTGCCGACTCGAGCCACCCCGGGGCCGATCGTGCCCGCCATCACCGCCCGGCCGGCCGCGTTGGCGATGAAAGGTTGCGCCAGGCGGGCTGCGCCGCCTGTGGCTGCCCCGATGATCGCCCCCTTCGCGCCGCCCTCCAGCGCCCCCTTGGTGATGTCCCACACCCCTTCCCAGGCAGAGGCGTGGTTGTTACTGTAGGCCCGCGTTAGGGCCTCGCGGATCGCCATCGGGGCCGCGAACGAAGCGGCAGCCATGCCGATCGGACCAGTGGGCGCCGCTGCCGCCGCGCCGCCAACCATAAACGGGGCGTCTCCGGCCAGCCCGCCGACGCCGGCAGCAGCCCTTTGATACCACGGCGCGTTCGCCCCGAGTTGCATATCCGGGGTTTTCCCGCGCACGATCAGCCCCATAGCAGAGGACTGGAGCCCGGCGATGACCGAATCCCCTATGTCCTTGGCCTCGCGGGCCGTGGGGAGGGTGGCCCCAAGGATCGGGTCACCTGTGCCGACTGCGATGTCGCCTTCGAAGGGCATTACGGGAGCGCCTTCAGGGCTTCAATCGCGGCCTCGCGACTGGGGTAGCGCTTGCCGTTCAGGACGCGGGCGCCGGACTTAGGCGGCGCGTTGATCGTGAACTCGCCGCTGCGGTTGGACACGCGCTCGATGTAGCCCGATTGGATGTCTAGCGCGGTCGCGTGCTGCGGGGCCGGAGTGACGCCGACCGGGCGCTGCTTGATGCTCGGCACGCCGTCCGGCCCGATGTAGTGATCGCCGGGCTGGAGCGCCTGGTAGGCCGGGTCTTCCTTGCTCGTGACCCGGGGCGTGATAAGATCGCGGTGCTGCGCCCGGATGTCGTTCGCGATCGAGGTGAGCAGGCCCGGCTTGAACATGAAGTCGGTCGAGTGCGGATCGAAGATGAGCGCCGGGTCTTTGTTCTCGCGGCGCAGTTCCTTCGCGCGAGCGTCCGCCCGGGTGGCGATCTCCATCTGCACGGCGGACGACAACTCGCCCTGCGCGGCCCACTGCGGATCGGCGACCATGCCGGCGCGGATCGTCGACATCTTGCCTTGCAAGCGCGACATGAACTTGACGTTGTTCTCGTCCTTCTGGTTCGCCACCCACCCGCTCGCCAGTTCGGCTTCCTTCGCGTTGATCTTGCCGGCCTCGGCGTACTGGAACACCATGTCGTTGTTGTAGATTTTGCGCGCGTCGTCGCTCGGCGCGTGAATCGCGGTCCACAGGTCCATGAGCGCCGTCGGGTGCGAACGGTTCGCGTTGTCCTCGGCCAACCAGCGCTGGAAGTGGCTCAGATTTTCCCGGATGTCGCGCGGCAGCGGCGCGTTGGCGATCTCGCCGTTGGCGAGCGTGCCCTTGTAGATTTTCGTCAGCAAGTCCCCGCTCAACGCCTCATTCGCCTTGCGTTCGTCGTAGTCGGCCAGTTGCCGCTGGTGGATCTGGTCCGCCCGGATGGCGCGCATCTGCGTATCCGCCTCGGCGATCCCCTGTTCGCGTTCCTTCGGGCTGAGTGCCCATTCCCCGTTCTCCAGGCGCTTCTTCGTGCCCTCCGGGTCGATGCGGGCGCTCGATACGACGGCCGCCATGTTCAACTGCGTCTTCAGGTCTTGCAGCACGAGTTCGCGATTGTCCGGCGAGAGTCGGAAGGTGTTGACCAGATCCTCGGCGTTGCGCTCGGCGATCGGCAGACCCGATGGGTTGGAGCGCAACGCCGCGCTCTGCGTCTGGAGGAACTGCTCGCCCTGCAACCGCGCCTCGTTCGACGCGCGCGACACGGCGATGCGGTTCGCCTGCTCGTCGAACATCACCTCGCTCTGCGCGGAATGCAGCGCCAGCGAGTCGTGGCCGCGCTCTGTCGCGAAGTTCTCCCCAACCTTCGCCAGGTCGTCCATCATCTGCTGCTTCAACTCGGTCGTATCGGCGCCGGATACCTGGGCCTCGTCCAGCTTCCGAGCGTAGTCCGCGCGGACTTGGGACGCCCCGACGATGGCCTTGCGCGCCTCGTCTTCCTCCATCTGCACCTTGACTTGCTGAACACCGCGGCCGATCGCGCCGACGCCTGCGCCGATGTCGGAGCCCAGTGCGGCCCCGGTGGCGCGCTGCGAGGATACGTCTACGCCAGCGCCGGGAGCGGAATACGTTTTCAGAGTAGGCATGGGTTATCCTGGTCCTTGGCCGACGCCGATATTGCTGCCTGCGCCGCTACTACCGCCTGCGCGCGAGAGTTTGCTGAACGAATTGCCTGCGCCGATCAAGTCCGCGCCGGCCTTGAAGTAACCGCCTATCTTGGCCGTGGTAGCCTGTGTCTGGTCTAGCAACGCACCGCGCACGAGATTGTTGGCTTTCACCGCTCCGGCGTAGATGATATTCTGCTTGGCAAGTTCGCCCTGCGCTGCGGTGTCCGCCAGCACGTCGAGGAAACTGCCACCCGTGCCGCCGGACTTGCCGATCGAGGCGCGCATGTCGCCCAGGCGCAGATAGTTCTCGCGGGCCTGCTGCGTCGCTTGCGCCACCGTGTTCTCGCGTACGACGGCGGCATTCGCGAATCCGGTGGCCGAGTTGTACTTCGCCGCGGCGGACTCGGCCTCGCCGGCCATGACATCGCCGACGGCGCTTATTCCTGCTGAAGCTGCTGCTAGCATTGCCATTTAGCTGAACCTCGTATAGCCTGTGTGCATCTCGCCGTTGGGGCCGTAGCGCAGCATGTACATCGTCTCGATGCCGAACCCGAGCATGCGCGCCCACCGATGCCCGGCATCGAAATCGCTCTGCACTGACATCTCGATCCGCCCTTCCACCTTCTGGAGCGCCGCCATTGCCGCCTTCGTGATGAACAGCATGTGTGGCGCCGACGCCTTGTTCAACTGCATCCAGGCGGTATGCCGCCCGGGCCACATCTCGACCGTCCCGCCG